GGAGAGCGCTCTGCTTGACCTGATCAGACAGCCCAACCCGCAACAGTCATACGCAGATCTTGCTATGGCCAAGGTTGGCTACAAGCTTCTAAGCGGCAACAACTATGATGAACGCGTTGTGGTGGGTGGCGAGGCAAGGGAGTTGTACACCCAGCGGCCCGACCGAATGACTGTAACTATGGATAGCGCGGGCGAGGTTTCTAAGTACACCTACAAGGTAAACGGCAAGGAAACAGTATGGCCGGGGCAGGGGCGTGATGTTGATGACATTCTGCATTCTAAGCTATTCCATCCCCTGAATGACGTATACGGCCTGGGGGCTGTTGAGCCAGGGGCCTTTGCCATCGATCAGAGTAATGAGGGCATGGCCTGGGTGCAGGCGCTCTTGCAGAACAGCGCTAGGCCTTCTGGGGCGTTGGTTTCCGATAAGGAAAACCCGCTAAGTGATGAGAACTTCAACCGCCTCAAGGTGCAGATTGAAGAGCAGTATGGCGGCGCGGCAAACGCTGGTCGTCCCATGCTGCTAGAGGGCGGACTTGATTGGAAGGCCATGGGGCTATCGCCAACGGACATGGGTATTATTGACAGCAACAACGCGGCGGCGCGAAACATTGCCCTAGCATTTGGGGTTCCCCCCCAACTTCTAGGCATTCCCGGCGATAACACCTATTCCAACTACCAAGAGGCTCGCCTAGCCTTCTGGGAGGATACGGTGATTCCCATGGTTAAGAGTATCGGCACAGAGTGGACGCGATGGCTTGGCCCTATGTTTGGCGACCTGGAGTTGCGCCCAGACTTTGACCACATCCCCGCAATCGCAGATAAGCGTAAGACCATGTTTGACACAGCGCAGCAGGCAACATTCCTCACCCTGGATGAGCGGCGCAAGCTGGCAGGTTTTACCCCTGTTGGCCCTGCTGCTGGTGGTGACATGATTCAGGATCGTGACAGCATGGCTCCGACAGAATCCCAGCCTAGCGATGAAGACCTAAAGGCTATGGCTAAGATCGCTGGCTATGAATGGAAGGGTGACCTGAAGGTGGTCAAGTGACTAACCTAGTTAATAACGACAAGCGAGCGGAAAACCGGGCGCAACAGAGGATTCTTGCCTCTGCCGACAAGAGGTTTAGCGGTGATGTCTCTGCAATCCTGCTTGCCGCAACAGAGCAGATGATTGCCAGCTTTCGCGCCACTGGATCTGTGCCCAATCTGCCTGACGACTTTCAGCGCCAAATGGAGCAGGCATATATAGACATGGCCGCTATCATGATTGACGTATTCGGCAGTCGTATTCTGGATCAGGGCAAGCGATGCGGGCTTATTCTGGAGACAAAGGGTTTCGCTGAGTTCTTCCAGCGCCTTGCTATCGAGTACATCGGACAAGAGGCCATCAGGAGGCGCATTGCAGGCGTTACCAATACAACCCGCAATCTGATCATTCAAAGCATCACCAGGGGGCAGGAGAACGGCGACAGCGTTGATGTTATCGCTGCAGCACTAGACAAGCTGTTTCCGGCCATATCCCGTCACAGGGGCGCTCTCATCGCCAGAACGGAGACGCATGGCGCGGCGAACTTCGGGGCAGATCAGGCGGCAAAGGCTACGGGCTTAACGCTTCGAAAAGAGTGGGTGGCTGCTGATGATGCAAGAACCCGTGATTTCGGCGCAGGTGATGGTGTTGTAGATGAGTTCAGCCACAGGGCCGCGAATGGTCAGGTGGTCGATATGGATCAGCCTTTCCGCATCCCCAAACGAGATGGTACCACAGAGGCGCTAATGTTCCCCGGTGATCCCGTTGGCAGTCCTGGCAATGTGATTGGCTGCCGTTGCAGTGTTGCTCATGTTGTCGTTGATTGACGGTACACCTTCGGCACCCTGGATTCTGCGGAAACCAATCGAACATCTCCAAATCTAGCCATCTCTTGCATTTCTGAGTCGATGCAAACGGGATGCCCTAGTATAGTTGACTGGGCACCTATACAAATTCCGGGCTCCCAAATGTAATTCCCCCCATCCGTTTTTGCTTTTCTAATCTGCATGTAGAAGTCCCTGCTCAAGTAGAACTCAGATGAACCTTTCCGATTCATATCGATCATATTGCATAGGGTTTCATAGTCACTCATCGCTTTTCCCCAGCAATACAATCAGCACCCCAATAGGGCCAAGCAGCAGCCCCAGCAGAACGGCGCTTGTGGTTTTTTCAGGGTTTCGGTCCCGTGCAATTGCGTAGCAGATGCCAGCGCATAGCAGCCAGATGATTAAATATCCCATTAGTTCTCTCCATCTGCTTTTGCTAACACCTCTTGAACGTCAGAACTTGACAGGACCCAAGGCCCACCAGATAGCCAATTGTCGAGCGCGCAGCGCAAAAGGTTGTACATAGCTGGCGCGGATGCAATTAAACTCCCCTCCCCAAAAGTCACTGCTTCCGCAATCAAATCACCCTCACGCCAGACTAGCCCTAAGCGCTCGTCAAAAGTCCACTCCGCCTTACCCATTATGTATCTCCCTTGTAGTGTTCCAGGTTATGCATCAGAGCCGCGCACGCCAGCGCCAGCACCCTGTCTCCGCCTCGCCTCTTGATCCGAAAGTAAGTGGATCTACTAACGCCTAGCTTCACCAACATTTCACGGTCCCCTATAGGGCCATAGGTTGCCCGGTAATCGGCTAGAAACTGCAAGAATTCATGCTTTGTCATGCCCGTAATATAGGGGCGAAAGTGTCATAATGCAACAGAACTATCCATATTAGCGCTCTAGAAGTTCATAATGGCACTGCAAGCCATTGATTGCGTTGCCTATTCCATTTTTTGCTTGACGCTGTTATATTCTAACAAACCATATGGGGTTATTATGCCTAAAGATACAGCGGAACAGAGCGCCATGGATTACAAGAGCCTGTCATTCAAGCTGAATGGCGTCCCTGATGATGACGGCAAGTTCGAGGGTTACGCATCTGTCTTTGATATCGTTGATCAGGGGATGGATGTTGTATCCCCCGGCGCGTTTCGGCGGTCTCTGGACTCAGGGAAGAATGTAAAGCTTCTCTGGCAGCATGACATGGCAAGCCCTATTGGCGTCTGGGAAGAGATCAAAGAAGATGAAAAGGGGCTCTTCGTAAAAGGTCGGCTCCTTAACGATGTACAGCAAGGGCGCGAAGCCAACGCATTGATGCGGGCTGGGGCTATTGACAGCATGTCCATTGGATACCGGACCAAAGAGGCCGTTGCAGAGGGTAACGGGTCTGTGCGTCGCCTAACAGAGGTTGAGCTATTTGAGATTAGCCTAGTTACCTTCCCCATGCTGCCAGATGCACAGATTACAGCGGTTAAGAGTATCCGTACCATTCGAGATTTTGAGAAGGCCTTGCGGGACGCAGGGTTTTCCAAGACGGAAGCTAAGGCCATTGCGGCTGAAGGCTTCAAAGGCCTAGCCGATCATCGGGACGATGTAGAGGTTGAGGTAGCGCCGGACATGAGCGCCTATAAGGCCGTGTCTGAGCAACTCCAAACCTTAATAGGGAAACTAAACAATGTCTGATGAATTTGACGTAAAGCAGCTAGGCAAGGATGTTGCTGCCGTTGCAAAGGGCTTCGAAGCCTATAAAGAAACCAATGACGCCATTCTAAAAGAGATGGCTGAAAAGGGCGCTGCTGATCCTCTGCTTGAGGAAAAGCTGACCAAGATCGAAGCGGATATGACCAAGAGCCAAGAGCGGCTTGACGCATACGAGCTTTCGCAGAAGCGCAAGGCGCGCGTTGTCACCGACCATGAAGGCAATTCTGTTGACCTAGACGCCAAGGCGCTGCACTGGGCACAAGATATCGCAAAGAAGCGTGGCACCATGGTCAATGAGTTCAGCGCAGATCAGCTTGACGAGTACAAGGCGGCGTTTGAATCCTACATGCGCGGCGATGAGCGCAAGATGAACGCAGAAGAGTTTAAGTCTCTCTCTGTTGGCTCTGATCCCGATGGCGGCTACCGCGTTCACCCTGATATGTCGGGCCGCGTTGTATCCAAGGTTTTCGAATCTTCGCCAATGCGCGCATTCGCATCTATCCAGACCATCTCGACTGATGCTCTTGAAGGGGTGTTTGATCTGGATGAAGCTGCTTCTGGCTGGGTTGGTGAAACCGCCGCGCGTCCTGAAACCGACACTCCACAGATCGGCGTTTGGCGCATCCCGGTTCATGAGCTTTATGCCAACCCATCGGCAACTCAAAAGATCTTGGATGATGCAGAGATCAACATGGAGCAATGGCTGGCCAATAAGGTTGCTGAGAAGTTCGCCCGCGATGAGGCTACGGCATTCACCACTGGCGATGGCGTTTCTAAGCCTCGCGGCTTCCTGACCTATCCTGGCGGCACTGCGCTGCCGGGAACCATTGAGCAATTCCAGACCGGCGTTAACGGCGACTTTGCAGCCGCTCCTAATGGTGGCGATGCGCTTATTGATATGGTTTACGGCCTGAAAATGCCTTACCGGAACAACGGCACATGGTTCATGAACCGCGCCACAACCGGCAAGACGCGCAAGCTGAAAGACAGCGACGGCGCTTACCTGTGGCAACCCGGTGTGCAAGCGGGCCAGCCTGCGACACTTCTTGGCTACCCTGTTGCATCGTTTGAGGACATGCCAGACCCGGCAACCGGTTCGCTGTCTATTGCTTTCGGCGATATGCGCGAGACTTACCAGATTGTTGACCGTATCGGCATTCGCACCCTGCGTGACCCTTACAGCAACAAGCCGTTCGTCCAGTTCTACACCACTAAGCGCGTGGGCGGCGATGTGACCAACTTCGAGGCGATGAAAATCCTGGCCTTCGAAGCATAACCAAACGGCGGGGCTATAACGGCCCCGCTTCCCTAATTGCATCGAGAAACCAAGAAAGGGTTTAGATATGCGCGATATGGTCAACAACACAGTGAGCACCCACCTGGGGAACCTCACACTTTCTGGCACCACCCCAGCCGCTTCCGATTGGGTTGATATGCAGGGCTTTGATTCCTGCACCATCGAAATGGTCAATAACACCATTACCGATGCCGGTACTGCAGCGGGCTACACTGCCACCATGCAACACGGTGATGATACGACTGCGGCTGGCGCTGCTGATGTGGCGACCACAGACACCGTGAACGGCACAATTACCGTTGCCGAGACTTCGGACGCCAACGATGACAACGTTGCCGGGGCAATCGGCTACCGTGGGTCAAAGCGGTATGTTCGGTTCAACGTGGTTGGCACAACTGGCACCGCAGCCGACGTGTCTATCATTGCCAAGCAGCACAAGGCGCACCGCGCCCCAACTACCTATGTTGGCACTTCGGATGCTGCGACCTAATTTCTATGTGGGGCTGGCACGCTGGCCCCATTCATGAGCTTAGGAGGCATTAAATGACTAGGGCTAAAATCACTAAACGCGAAGGGTATAAATGCGCTCCTCAAGGGTTTAAGGTGACGATGTTCCCGTTCGGAACCATTGTAGAGGGCCGCGTAGCGGAGTGGGCGTTATCTGCTCATGCTGCTTCTGCGATGTTTGAGCCAAGGACAGAAGTGAAAGTAACTGGCCCTGATGAGATCAAAGCGGCACCCAAAAAGCGCGGGCGTCCACGTAAGAAGGCGTCTTAATAATGGCACTACGACACACAGTCAGTTACCATCAAGGCCGGGGCAACATTATCACCTCTGCGCCAGCGGTTGAGCCTGTCACTGCGGCAGAGCTGCGCACTTACCTTCGAGAGACCGCAACGGGCCTTCCTGACAGCGAGGCCGATGATTTCATTGCAGAGGCTCGCCAGTATATCGAAGACCAATGCGGCGTTGCGATGATTGCTCAATCCTGGCTCATGGCGATTGACCGGTGGCCTACGCAGCGGGAACCGTGGTGGGACGGCTGGAGGCAGGGGCACATTAACATCCTGCACGGATCGTCTAGCGCCTCTGACGTCAAGCTACCTCGCTTCCCCTTGCAGGCTGTTGACGGTGTGAATGTTTATGATGAAGACGGCAATGCAACTGCGGTTGTGGTGGCGGACACGTTTGATATCGATACGATCCGAACCCCAGGACGCATGACGCTAAAGCGCGG